TTTATATATTTGGCTTGCAATCTAATAGTTTCTCGAAATTCCTGTCAAACTTTTTCTCTCAAGAGTATGCTGTTTCAGAGAGGATCTCAATTTTTATTGCTTGTAGGTGTCGCGGCTAAATAGGTTTGAGACAGAAAATCAATTTGGTTTGAGACAACAATTTTGTCCAAAAGGAAGGTATTTGATTGACTTATCACTCTTTACACCTTTGCACTCACAATTAACCCTTTTCCGCTATTTTAAGCTACAGCCCTTATCTACTGCGGGTTCGGAGCCAGTGTCCATTAATGTCCATTAATGTCCATTAATACCTCTTCTTAGTGTCCATTAATGTCCATTAATACCTCTTCTTAGTGTCCATTAATATTTCTATCAGGTGTCCATTAATGTCCATTAATATTTTGAACACGAAACATGCTTTTTCGGTGTCATTTATACCTTACAATCCGTTAATGTATATCCCGGTAAATGTGGCGTAATAGACTCCATTGGCGAGTAAAGTAGAGTTATATTCGATATCTTTAACGATATATTTGTAGTTATCGTGCAAGACAATATCGTTTGTATAAACAAAAGAATCAAGCACTCCCTCGAACTTAACAGTATTAGGGCGCCGTAAAAATATTGAGTTTCTTTGCGACTTAATAAGGTTCTTTAGATCAGCAATCTTTTGTCCGGAAGAGTTATACAGCTTGCATTCTGATAGGGTTGCAATGTCTTTATCAACAGTAGTATCCCAGCGTTCTTCTATTTTGAACCCATCCAAAGTGGCGGTTGGTATAATATTTTGAAGGTCAGTGAACGTAATTGTATCGCCGTCAATACGGACTTTGGCGTAGAGCAGTTTAGCTATCGACTTTAGAAGTTCGAGGTTATTATTGGCGTTATATTTAATCTCGATCTCGCCAAAAATAGTAGCTGGCAAAGAATATTTATGCGCTTCTAAATCGATTTGATAGCCGATATTCAATGGATTTGCCTGGCAGTTTGGATAGACGATTTTATGTTCTGGGAAAGCGTTTTTTAGGTGCTTAAGTATCTCCAAATTGACGTTCTGATTAATTAGGTGCGGGAAGGTAATAGTCTTCGTAATAGACAGCTTTTCGGTCGCTTTTTCACCGAGGTCACTTGTATCCGCCGCTATTTCGAAAGTGACCGCAAACCGCTCATATTCATCCACTATTTTCGTAATCTTAGCCATACTTATAATAGTTTGGTAGTTAGCTATTAATGAACAAGCGGTTATATCTTTTGAGTGTTTGGAATAGAACTTCCAGAAAGGATCGTCAGGTGCGTATCCGTAAGAGCAGGCGAGTTTGAATTTAAGGTTTGAAATAGCGACTGTAGAGAAGAGTTCTTCATTATAGAACTGTATTTTAGGCAGTTCAACGAAGTTATCAAAGAATGCAGAAGCCCCACCACCTTCACTTTCATAGTGGAACACAGCGATCATCTAATCCTCTGATCGTAGCTCTTTTTGGCATCTAAGTTAAACCTATGTATTTCAACGAGATTCGAGTTGTTTTCGACTACTATTCTCTGGTTAGACATAGTATGTTTAAGGTCGGCAACAGTCTGAACGATAGCGTCCAATTTCGCGCTCAGGTCGGACCCGCCAACGTATCCACCTCCTGCGTAGCCAAGGTTAGACGACAGCTTATTAACAGCTCCAAACGGAATATTAGCCGGTGCCACGATCGACTTCAGCGGCACCCCTTTTTGTAGCACAGCTCGCAGTTTCAGAAGGTCAACCAGGTTATTTTTTACGATAGGTGCTTCGAAGACGACTTCTCCGCGATGCACTATTCCGGCTGGTTCATACTTATGGCCGTGTCCAGTATATCCACCGGCGGCGAAGCCAATCCCTTTGAGCAGAGCCGTAAAAGCTGCAATAATACCGCCACCTAAACCGATACCTGCCGCTAAGCCTGCAGGTCCCAACGTTTCTATAAGCCATCTAAATCCAGCCGCTATTGCAGCGGTAATCGAAGCGAATCCATCTTTAATCTTAAGTGCAGTAGTAACTATTAAGTTAGATTGAACTGAAGCGGCAGCAGCAGTCTCGACAGCGGCTGTTTGGGCTACAGCGGCCTGTTTAGCTTTTTCTGTAGTTTCGGTCATAACGAGTTCGATCATTTTATTTTTAATGAACTCAGTTATCATTTGTCCGATGGCGTTAAAGAAGGACATTTGGATGCTATTGAATACAGCTTTCAGGCGATCGGAGCCGGTCATTGAGGTGTCTAAGATCGAGCGCCAGAGGGTGCTAAATCCGGAGCTAATAGAATTTAATAATTCGTTTGAGATTGGGTTGTTATCTATCCATTGTTGGCGCAGGTCAGCCCCCCAGCGGAGGTTAACCTGTCGCATTTCACTTAATGCTCGTTCGTATTCTACAGTATCTTTATCATACTCATTCTTAACCCACTCGAAGTAGCTTTTTTGCACCTCTTTTAACTCTTCATAAACATTAATTCCGAGCTCTTTTTTATAGTTAAGTAGCTCGATATCGATCCGGTATTGCTCGTTTCTAAGGTTTCTGTTTTCGATTAGCGCCCGTTCTTCGGCAAGTTTAAGCTCTTCTGTCTCTTTCTCTTGCTCAAGACGTCTTTTCTCTTGGAGCGCCGCTATCTCGTCATTTATTCGAGTCTCCTCTTCAACCTTCCAAGCATTAAGTTCGGTAAAAAAGCTTTTATATTCGTCCGACTCTTCGCTATACGCCTGTTTAGCGATATTTAGGAGTGTATTATAGTCTTTTTGAACGCGCTGGATGTCGTCCAAGCGTGCATTTTCGCGCTCATCGAGCCACTTTTGGATCTCCGCTTTGGCATTATCATCATAAGATCTTAGAGGAGGCATAACCGGGCTCGGCTTGTCGTCTATAGCAGCGGCAAAAATATCGGCGTATCTATCTGTATATAGTTTTAACTCCTCATCGAACTTTGCTCTATCTTTAATTATTTCTTTGTTGAGATCGGCGATGGTTTTCCTATGACTACTGATAGCCGCTTGCGCACCACGAAGAGCATCTTTATAAGAATCGAATCCCGGCATTTCTGGTATAGGTAAGCCAGATTCACGCATCTCTCTAATTCTATCATACTGTTGTAAAGCATCACCTAAGAGTTTCGTATATTTTTCGATTTTATCCAGCTTTCTGTCTTCAGTTTCAAGTTGCTTCTGTATCATATCATCACGCTGTGCAAGCACGAACTTCGTTTTCGCCTCTTTTATAAGCTCCTCGTTAGCTCTCGATACAGCTCTTGTGAAGTCGTTATAGGATGCTGTAGCGAGGTCGACGTTATGTAGGTATGATGAAAACTGATTGTTAAGTTTTTCGACGATATTTTGCAGCGCCTTAGATTCTTCGACGTTTTGTCCTTGTTCGAACCGAAGCAGTTGGTAGGCGTTAACGAGGGTATCGAACTCAGCTCTTTGCGAACGTATCTCTTGTTGTGTCTGTTTGAACGCACTGTTAACCGGCAGCATCGAAGAAAAGACCTTATTAAGCGCATTCGCGACACTATTAAGCACCGGCAGGAGCGCAACCCCGATATTCTCATAAATATCGCTAACAACGTTTTTTAGTTGGATAAGTGGATCAATAATGTTCGTAGCCTGCTCTCCAAACTGATTACTCAGCTCGCTTAGAACTATGTTTTGTGCGCTTGCAATATCGTTAACGGCCATAAACGACTCGATCATTTCGAGCTGCTGATCGGTCATCTGGATTCCGACGCGGCGAAGCGCCGTAACCCCTTGGATCGGATCGTTTAGCGCTTTACCGACCTGTATCGCCGCTGCTTGCAGGTCAGTTCCCATTGCGGCAGAAAGGTCAAGCACCGCCTTTTGTGCCTTAAGGAATACGTCCCCTTGCACCTGTCTAAAAGTCAAGAGTGGAGCGGTAACCTTCGCTAATATCTCTTCGTCGCCGTAGTTTGAGATAGACTGTAATTCCCCGGCTATTTTGTTAAGCTCGTTTGCCGTAAATCCAGCAGCACCGCCGGTAGCTCGAATTGCGCCGGCAACGAGCCGCTCTGAGCGGATTTGTTCACGTCCGGCGTCAACAACATACTTAGCCGCATCAATGATCGGCTTGAGTGTTGACCGAACCCCTTGGATAGCTAATCCGAAGTTTGCAAAGATTCGTCCCAAATCTTGAAAACTACTCTTGAGTCCGCTCGAAATAGTCTCCACTTCAGCCCGGATGTTACCAACATTCGAGTCAATTTCAAGGTTATATTTCTTGCCTACTTCAGCAAGTAGCACCTCTAATTCATTTTTACCAGGAAAATTTATCTTGATCTGTAACTCGATTTTATCCATTATGTCCTCAAATTAAATGGAGGTGTTGCAATGTTTTGGATCATCGCTCTAATTATAGCTTTCGGACCCGCTATTCTCTGGCTTATTCTTTTTATAGTCTTCGCCCGCTACAGCCCCAAAAACAGAACCTACATCGACAACATCCTCCGTCGTTGGTTTAAGTGAGTCTCTTAGACCTCTGTATAGTAGTAAATTACACCGCGATCGGCTGGAGAGGTTTTTTTGATAAACAGTTGACCCACGCTGGCCGTTTGTGGTAAATCTGACCCAGAATCTACAGCTATATTCTTAGCGACTTTACCACCAAAGTCAAGATCTGCATTTATGCTGATTTTCTCCGTGGTTACTGCGCCGTTATTTATCTTCGCCGACGTAACTGCATTTGCAGCCAACTGCCCCGAGCCCACCGCCGTATCAGCTATCTTCTCTTGTGTAACCGCTTTTGATTTTAATTGAGTCGAACCTACTGCACTGTCGTTTATCATTGCTGTCGTAATATACTTATCATTGATCAAACCAGCCTTTAGATAGCTCTTTCCTGTTTCAAAGATATCGGTCTTGTCTGCTTTTGTATCAAAAGTAGTCGACAAGTTTGTTATCTGGCTCATATCTAAGTTACTAATCCGTGCTTTGTTGATTGTACCGCTCGACAACGCGTTGATATTGGTAATCAAATCGGTTTTCGTAGAGTAGCTACTCAAAGCTGTAGTAAGATCACCAGCCTCTAATTTAGTCCCTAAAGCAGTGCTTAACCCGGTGACCTGTGACTGTGGTATATCTTGCAACATAGAAGCCTGTATTTTTTCATTTTCTACTTCAACGTTATTAATCGCACCAATGACCCTTTTCCTGTGATCTATCAAAGTATCCGGGACTAATAATTCTAACCATTTCCCCACTAAAGCCATTTTACACCTCCTCCTGGTAATAAAGTAATTTGTTTTGAGTTCCCTCTTTTTTCATAAACAACTGCCCGTTCTTGACATCCTTCGTTGGTGGCTCTGTCCCGCTAACTATCGCCAGCTTCTTAGCCACGCCGTTATCTAACACAACTTCACCGTTCCGCTTATCCAACACTCTCCAAGACCGGTTACGCACCATATAGCTCCGATTACGAGCCACAAGGGCAGAACTTTCTCTTCGCTCTACAGGCCCCAGTAGCGACCGTCTAACTATCCTCATTCACCCTCCTGTTACTCTTCCTTTTCTGCGCAGGTGCTGGTTGAGAAACCTCTTCTGTCTCCGCTTGCGCTTCAAGTCTTTCATTAAGCATACCTGCAAACGCAATTGCCCCTTCCGTCCGTCTAAGCTTCACTTCTGCCTCTTCTCGTATCTTCTCTAAGCGCTCAAAATCCGCTCTCAACTCTTTAACCATTTCATCGATCATCTCTCTCATTTTTTTACCCCCTTTTACTCAATGCTTTATGTTCTTTTTCGATTAGTCCGACGAAGTAAACCGCTTCATTTATCTGTAAATCGTTAACGTTTATGTAGTTACGTTCCAAGATGTAGATAATGTTTAGAAACGGGTTTATCATTCCGTCGTCCGTCCGATCTTCACTACCCGGCTTTCCGTTAATCTGTTTAAGGCTCCGGTAATACCTTGAAAAAAACGAGCAACTACCTCCAGGACTGCATCAATCTCCCAGCCCTCAAAATCAGCATCGCTACCCGTTACTATTCGGCAAAACTCGTTTAGTTTCCCTTCAATAAGAAGCTGTGTTATAAGCTGTCCGACATCGAGGTTAACCGATCCACCGGTCAACAGACCGTCTATATTCATCTCCTTAAGCAGGTTCCACGCCGACTTTAGCGTCCGCAAATCAGTCTTAACTCTTACCTCTTCATTCATTTCCACCTCCATTTATCTAATTAAAATCCCGGCTCTTGATGAAACGCAGGCTCGACATTAATCGCATCAATCTCCCAACTCTCAAAGTCAGTATCGCTACCCGTCACAACCCTGCAAAACTCATTCAACCGCCCCTCGGTTAACAACTGTGTTATAAGCTGTCCAATATCAAGATTCACCGACCCCCCGGTTAACAGACCGTCTATATTCATCTCCTTAAGCAGGTTCCACGCGGACTTTAGCGTCCGTAGATCCGTCTTAACTCTCACTTCTTCCAACAACGGCTGTTTATATTTTTCCACAACCACCTCCATTTTTTATTATAATCCCGGAAGCTGATGATATGCAGGCTCGACACGGATCGCACCTAATCTGACGTTAAAATTAAGCGCAACAGCGTGCCCAGGTCCCAGTAGAGGCCCATTTGCATCACCAGCGGTAAAAGTATTCGAACTAAGATTGTTTTCAAAAGTTAACTTCAATTCCCCAAACTCCATGCTTACATCTATTAGCAGTCCTGGGGGTCCCATCGATGCATCTGGTGTTAAATAAACAAATCTAACAGGCAGCCCTAATTTCATTAGTTGCCCGTATAATGTCATCGGTCCGGCTGGCGAATGAATCTCTCGCAGATCCTTCGGCAACAATACGCTGTAGTTTGGCAGACCCCAGTTTCCTGCTACTATCGACTGTCGAGCCCCACCTATACAAAGATATTGGTGGTTAAGTCCGTAGTCAGTTTTACCGGCAAAAACGACTTCTAAGTCGAAGAGATAAGCGTTCAAATCATCCAAAGGGATCGTTATTATATGCTCATACGGCTTGCCGACGGGTGCTAACTCGAACTCTTCTTCGTAAATAACATCAGAAATAGGTAGCCACATATTTAGACACTCGATTGTTGAGCGTGGAACGTCTCTATAACAACCTTTGATGCGAGTAAATCAGCGAGCTCTGACATCATAGTCGGGTTAGTTTTAATACTCTCTACAAGGGCTTCGATTGTAAGGTCAGACTGCGGCACAGTAACACTCTGTCTGAGTGACCATGCAGTCTCACTATTCAAACCGACAAACTTCACCCTAAAGGAAACATACGCAGAACCATTCGAATAATAATCAGAACCCTCCGGCGGCTTAGGAATGCTTATACTACTCTGACCCGCTACTATCTCTTCAGCACCACCCCAATCAAAACCCACGGCCGGCAGTGTTTCAGAATACTTGTATTGCACTACCCAAAAACCATACGCCGAGACCGGTAATACACACTTAACCACCACCGAATAAATATTCTGCGAATGCGTAATATTCGGGACAACACCACTTAAATCCGGATTAATTTCCGCTACAACAGCGTTGATCTCCGCCTGCGCAGCCGCTACATCCTGATTAATTTGACTCAACGAACTCGATAAACCATCTATTGCATCGATACTATGCTTAGCCCCCGAACCAACCAAATGACTCACTAAATCAACACCCGGCACTATTATATCCGTAGCCTCAGATTCCGCCATCCAAACACCATGATTATTATACTGCTCGATCCGCCCAAACGCAGACTCCGCAACCTCTGCATAATAATGACCATCACCCACATGCATAAATGCTATTACATTACCATCATCAACAACATACCCTTCGCCACTCGCCTTATACAACTGCAATCGAAATGTTCCCGTCGTAATCGCCTCGCCACCTTCAGTAGTCGCCCTTATCCAAACCTTATTCTTTGTTAACATACCCACCCCCGTTAGTTCCTTATACGATAACTATATGTATTAACGCTAACCCGCGTCTCTTTCTCAACGTCAAAAGCCGGCGGCGCCTCTCTGTAAGTCGACTCGACAACTATCTCCTGATTATTGATTATCCGCTTCATATCCGGTAAAGAATCAATGTCTATCTTACGTGTATAAAGATACTTACCAACCGACCACTGAATGTAGCTATCCAAACTATCATCACCAAATATACCACGTATAAGCTCGCTATCCTCCGCTGTTAGCACCACGTTTAGTCTAATCCGATCCTTGTAATACTTCCCAAATTGGTAACTCTTCGATGGATCAAAAGGATGCTCCCGCTCGAACAACCAGCTCAACTTCGTATCTATACTTACGTCACCAAGAAGCCGCATCAGCCCCTTCGTGACCCCTAACTTATCCTTCGCTATCAACGTTATCATAACGCCCTAATTATATCCGAAAGCTCTCGCGCTCGACCCGGCGTCTCTCTTGCCCAGTGCGAATCAAGCATCTCATCAGCAGCACTCGCAAAATCCCGCTGCTCCAAGTATTGCAACGTCTTCTTAAACTTCAATAACCCTTCAACACCCAACTGGAACGCCATATTAACAAGCACCTTCTGAGCCTCAACCGGTAACTCCTTAAAAAACTCAATCCGCCCTCGACACCCCTCTATCGCCACCCGTAAATCATTCTGAAATAAATACTCCGCCTCATCCAAAGATATCCCGTTTGCCTCTAAATTACGCCCGTATCCAATCGTTAAAACACCCTTTATACAACGATAAGGCTTCAAACGTAAGCCCTCATAACCCTTGATCGCATAACCTAAATCAACCCTAAATCGCTCCTCGTTATAACTCTTAATCACTTCCCCTCCAACTTCTTCGCACTCCTCGCCGGCTGACGACGCGGCGGAATCATACCCTCGTTAACTAAACGTAGCTCAAAACGATCGAAATAAGCATCCAGCAACTCTTTCAATCGCTCCTCCGTTATACCCGAAAAACGCTTCTCACACTCAACCAAACCCGGACAACGTAACTCAACCTCAAGCAAGCGGGACTCGACACCCTCCAACTTCTTCTCCACATCACGCGCTCTCGCAATGTTATCACGCCAAAGCCACACCAACGCAGTTATCAATAAACCAATTAGAGACATCAAGACCGCTTGCTCCATCTACCTTACCCCTTATTTACTTCTTGAAATGTTTGAAAATAGGCTTCAAATTCGGCTGAACTACCGTCTGGAATACCCACTCTATTGCCTTAGGAACAGAACCGTATACCTTGTCGATAAGCCTCTTCTTACCGCTATCCAACTGCTTCTCTAACACCTTGACTACGTAGTCCTTCTTAACAGCACCTGTATCAAACTTGTCCTCTGCATCCAATATTAAATCTAAAATCTCACTTAATACATTCTGCAGACGATCCTGATCAAACTCCTTCTTCAAAAACTTCGCCAATACCGTAGTTATTATTATAGCCAGTATCCACGCTATATACGGCGTAGACTCAATTAATATCAACTTAACCATTATCCCCCTCCCTTAAATTACCTTGAATATCAACTTGTCTTCCAAACGGTTTACAACCTCTTCCACATTGACCGAAATTACACTTAAATCACCCTTAAGAGATATGTTCCCCTTGTTAGTCACCTTCACACCCGATAACGCTAAAATAGTCGATAAATCACCCCTAAAGGTTATATCGCTACCTACCTTAACCACCGTCTCACCATCCGGCACTACAACAACGGTCAGACTACCCTTCGCATCTTCACTACTATTTAGCCAATTAACCATCTCCGGATTAACCATTATGGAATTAAACTCCGCAGTTACCTTAGTCGGACCCGGGATCGTGCCAAAATCAATCGCAATCGGCTCCTGCTCCCAACTAATCGTCCCCATCTCCTCATTTAATGCACCCAACGGAATAAAATAATTGCTAATCAACAGATAGAACGACTCCTTACTTCCAACTGTCTTAATCAGCTCCCCGTCAGATATGCTCTCAATCCAATCATCATCTACATATAGCTCATAATCATCCTCTACACTCTCGACTAACCGTGTCTGACCGCCAATCGTAATCTTATCACCCGGAAATATCTCCGTCAGAAACTTAGTCCCATTACCCAAAACTAAACGATCGCTCGATTCACCAGAACCCGTAAACACGCTGCCCGTGCCAGACAAAGCATACCTCTCTTCCCAGACACCCTTAGCAACATACAACCGGCACTTAGACCGAAACATCCGGTTAATACCATTTATATCGAAATTCATCTTTTCTCCTTCTCCTTTAAGTTACAGGCTGGGCGTTTAACCCAGCCCCCTTGTTACGTTGTGAATTCAGAAAAAAGAAGCTTGTCTGTTAGATTGTTTACCTCTTCCTCTACGTTAATGTCGATCGTCGATAAATCGCCCTTTAACGAAATGTTACCCTTGTTCGTGATCTTTACGTCCGATATAGCTAAAAATACCGAACCATCATCACCATCCGGCACAAATAAGAACGAAAGAGCACCCTTAGCATCCTCGCCGTTTAGCCAATCAACCATATCCGGATTGACCATTATCGACTTGAACTCCGCCATTACCTTCGTCGGACCCGCTATCGTTCCAAAATCAATAGCGATCGGCTGCTGCTCCCAACTAATCGTCCCCGTCTCCTCAGCCATATGACCCAAAGGAATAAATGAACCCCCGCTATCAGCATACAACCCCGTAACATCTGACTTCTTACTCGGCTTATTACCCGAATCAAAAGCACCCTTAGCTACGTAGATTGAACACTTGTTGCGAAAGACCCTCGTTACATCCCCCGACGTAAAACCACCACCAGAATTAAGGTTAGTTATCTTTGTTAATGCCATCAATACCCCCTTATGATCCTACCGTTAAATTCTGAATGACTGTTACTATACGCTTCCCTAAAGCACCCGGATGAATCTTAACTCCATATACAGAGAAAATGTTTACCATCGTCCCCGGAATACCAGCCTTCGACTCCTCACGAGCACCAAACTCCAAGTTCCTACCAAATCCAGCACAACTTGAATGATAGAATACAGCCACATTACCAGTCCCAAGAGCAGCTACATCACCGTCACTATCAACCTTAGGCATATCAGGTAACAGTATTACCTCAAAACCTAACAGCTTGCCCACTGCACCCGCTGACAACGCACTCGTATCAGCTATTTTATCACGACTGATAAAGTCCGATATGTTATACAATTGAGCCTCAAACTCCGGCCCAATCACGCAGTATCTATTAGTCCTTGGCGCCTTCGCTTCGTTCAACTTCTTGTGAGCTACAATAAAATCAGCCTTACCAAGTGTCCCGTTAACAGTGTCAGCCGGCGCAATCCTGTTTAATGCCGGTGTCTCATCGATCATCTCTTCAATCGCCGCCTTGTCGTAATTGTCGATAATCGCATCAACCGCAAGCTGACCATAAACCTGTCTAATAGCTAAAATCGACTGAGCCGCAGTTATATCGTTGATAACTACCGGCACACCAACACTATTGCCAAAAGGCATGTTGAAAGTAGACTTAGCCAACTCAGTGAACTTCTCATCACTAATAGGCATCGACTGACCTGTTACATCACCTAACATCGGACCATGATAAGCACCCGCTTGAACGTTCTTTGTTAGTGAACTGTAATCCGTTATTGTGCTATAAATAGGCTTCTCAGCCCTTAGTTTCTCATGTAATAGACGCTGCGTCTCCGCTGACCATACTTCTGGTAAAAAATTAGTTGCCATACTGTCCCCCTACATATTCGTTATATAATTTCAGATATTGCTTCGGATCTTCAACCCGCATCTTCTCTAACGCCTCACTGTCATTAAGTAGATCAGCAAACGTCACATCCTTAGCACTCTGCACCGATTGCTTGACCTCCAACTCCTCCAAATTAGGAATCTCATAAGCTTCCAAAAATTCCAGGTAGTCGGCCTCCGATATTTCAAGCATCTTAACAGCTACATTGCGCGCCTTAGGCAGCAACTTCTTCGCAGCTATATCCTTGTCCACCCGCGCCTCAATCTCAATTCGCGCACGATCCTTACGCTCCTTCTCTAATGCCTCATTTGCGCTCGCTAACTGATCCTCACGCTCCTTTAGCTTCCTCTCTAATTCCTTTAATTCCATCTTACCCTCCGTATCTTCGTTACCTTCGTTCTGTTTGTTGATTATATTGTCGATCCACTTCGCATCCACTACCACAGGCTTTGTGATCTTAGTCGCGAAACCTATCTCATACGCCTCCCTCGCTGAGAAAAGCGTCTCCTTACTCATCATCTCCTTTATGTTGCCCTCGCTTAAATTGCTGTTGCTCTTATAAATGTGAACCAAATGCTCCTTCCACTTAGACAACCAGTTTGCCGTCTTCAACAGCTCAACCTCATCACCATAAGCACCCGTAAGAGGATTATGTATCAACATCGACGTGTTCTCCGGCATTATACGCTCATCACCTGCTAAAAATATGATCGAGGCAGCACTCGCCGCTATACCGTCTATCTTCGTTACAATACGCTTCTTACAATCACGCAATACGTTGTAAATCGTGATCGCATCAAATAAACTGCCTCCAGGACTATTGATACGAATCACTACCTCATCCTCAACTATACCCTTCAAGTCCTCCGCAAATTGAGCAGCAGAACAATCAAAAACCGGCTCAAATATGTAGATCTCCGCTACACCCTTATAATTGTCTATCGAGTAAAACTTCATCCCAAATACCCCCTCTAATTATCCATAAAAGGAAGATAATAACGCTTACACGCCGTGATTGCCTTACGCCAATCACGACCGTTACGCCGGTTAACCTTATCGAACAATACAGCATCACGTAGCTTCGGATTCAAATGAACTATCTTCGTATCTGCTGTGTAGGTATGCCACAAACGATTACAACAATTGTAAACCTCGGCAGGTAACTCCAATATCTTGATACCATCAAAGGCACCACTCTCCAATAACTGAGCAAAAGCAGGCTGATTAAAATGCTTCTGACCCGTGCTCTTACGCGCCGCTAATACATCACCCGGTACACCGTTAACTGTCTCAGACTCATACAACTTCAACGTCTGAGCATACCATAAATCAAATAAACGACGAGCACCTGCCGTCGGCTTAACAAACATTACACCACTGTTAAACCAAGCATCACCAGGACGACGAGTAATAGCTATGTCAAAGTCCTCCCTAAATACCTTCCGAACGTCATGCTTAAACAAAATGTCAACGTCAGTGATAACAGCATTCATCCTCAACTTCTTGACCTCTTCAGCCCAAATCTTCGTCTTCTCTAAAAGAGCAGAAAATATGTACCGACAACCTTCACGACGAGCAGGAGCAGAAACCTCGATTAACTTCAACTCGCCACGCGTATTGTCCGCTATAGACTTCTTGAATCCAGCCTTCAATAACTCCCAAACAGCACGGTCACACTTACCGTCTCCATCATAATCCTCCTCCGGTAAAAATAACGTCGCTATTATCTTATACTTCACCGATACAACCTCCCCCTCTTTTGATGCGAGACTTAACACCTTTATTACCCCTATAACTAAAAACTACCTAACTTGGGTAAATTTTAATCGTTTATGCCACTTACAATGCTAAAAGAAGTTAAAAACAAAGGGGGATCTCTATGGTAGATAATATCATTACTAAAATGAAAAACATAGCGGACAGTATCGATAATGTTACTCAAGTAGACTACTATGAAGGACAGTTCGAAGACCTCGATGCCTTTATCATAAACCCGCCCGCTATTCTTATCGAACTACCTGAAGGTGTCTTAAATAGCAATATAGCTGACTACTTCTCGCAAACTGTAAGACTATACCTCGTAACAAGCTCTATGAAAGGACTCGCAAATACAAGCATGTACCCCTTTATAGATACCGTCAGAAATGCCTACCATAATAAGGCTTTTAAAGCAGATAACCAAATGTATTACACCTATGTTAAATCATGGAGCAGACTCGGAATATTCCCCGGATTCTGCGTCTATGAAATGCTCATCTCAGCGGAGGTATAAGATGCAAATAAATATCACGGTAGATGACGTTAAATTCGTCATCGGAGTCCACCAACAACTCGTCCTAACTAACGTTGAAAATTCCAAGATTACTGACATTATAAACAGAACTAAAAGCGAGGTAACACTCGGAATACCCGCTAATTTCAAAAATACCGAACTCGTCCGCTCTATCATCCTCGCCTATATTAAATACTACTTCTGGGCGCGAATGAACCAAAAAGACGTCCCTGAACATATCCGAGAAGAAAGAAAAAGTTACGCTAAAATACTCGAACAAATTAGAGCCGGAAGCTACATCGATGAAGAAGTTAAAGGCGGATACTTTACAAGTAAAAAAAGAACATTCGGAAACTTTATATGAACCAACATAAATTACTGCGGGATATAGGCATCTACGTTACTAATAGCGTAAAACGCCGCATTAGGGAGAACAAGATCGATCCGCCTACCACCTCGAAAAAAGGCGGAACGACTCTTGTCTCCTCCGCCCGCCTTATGAACTCCATTACATACCGCATAGACGGCGACTCCGTAGTCGTAGGAACTAACGTTAAATACGCACGAATACACCAAGAAGGGGGTATCATTAGACCCAAAAACGCTAAGTTCCTCGCTATACCACTTAACCCCGCCGCTAAGGTAATGTCACCACGCGACTTCGATAATACCTTTATCCATAACGGTATCATCTACCGAAAAGATAAAGAAAAAATTATACCACTCTATAAATTAAAACGATCCGTCGAAATACCCGCCAGACCCTTCCTATTCCTCGATAAACACGATAAAGATCGAATAGAAAATATGATCAAAGATAACGTAAGGAGCAAGCTAAATGGCTAATAAAAAATTGAGAAATGAAAAAATATCTAAAGCCGTCCTGCGAGAAACTTGTAAGCAAATGTATATGATCGACGGAATAGCAATAAAAGATATCTCCGAAACTATGGACGTCCCCACCAGAACACTATACCGCTGGAGAAAAGAAGATGGCTGGGAATTCGTCTCTAAAACCGGTAATATCGAACTCTCTCTTAACCTCGAACAAGAACTTATTAGAGAAATAAATAACGCTATTAAAAACGGAACTCTCGGAAATCCACAAGTCGCAGACGCTATCGCTAAAATACAAAAGGTCGCACAATCGCTCAGACCTCAACGACAAATACTCGGCAACCTACTTACATTCCTCGAAGAATTAGTCGCCTACGCAAGCACCGCTAACGACCCCGAATTCCTCGAAGGTGTACAAAAACACCTCCAAAATATCGCTAACCATATCAAAACTAAGTATAACCAATGATTACTGAAAAACAATTCGAAAAAAGACTCGCAGAGCTACTTAACAATATACGCTCCAAAACTACAGTCTTCCATAACAACGAACAAGATGATATCGATAAACGCGTAGAACAAGCTAAATGCTTCTATACTTTCGCTAAAACTTACTTCCCACACTACTGCGATAAACCTTTCGGAACATTCCAAAAAGCTTGCGTCGAAAATACTAACTCTAAAAAACAAATCGTCGCTATCGCCGGACCTCGAGGTTTCGGTAAATCCGTCCTCCTCGCTATTATTAAACCCATCTGGGGAGCTC